AATGTACCCAACACCAAGAGCCGCCGATATAGAGGGGGGAGCAGTCAAGGATGTGAAAATAAAGAATGGTCATTTTTATCGAGAGAACAAGAAGGGCGAGAGATGGGGAGTGAAGTTGAGGGACGCAGTACAAACTTATCCGACTCCAAGGTCCAGGGATTACAAAGATTCAGTGATGTCAATTCCTCCGTCAGTTCAGAAAGGGAGACAACCAACTTTGGGGGAGAAGATTGCAATAGAGAAAAAACAAACGGAGCCAGAGAAACTTGGTGGCAAACTCAATCCAGAGTTTGTGGAGTTCCTAATGGGGTATCCTATGGGGTGGACAAAGATAGAGCCAAGCGAATAAAAGCTTTAGGTAATTCTATTGTACCACAAATCGTAAGACAGCTGGGACTAGCAATTAAGGAAGCAGAAAATGAATGATATTGATACATTACAAATAATAAGAAAGCATATACGAAAAGAAATAGATAGTGTTAAAGAACATCTCTGTTATGGTATAGACAACCAGGAACAATTACTCTATGCTAGAGGTAAGCTCAACGCATTAGAAGCGTTGCTTCAGGATCTAACAGACCTGCAAAATAGAGAGGAAGTATATGACGACTTTAATCAAGCCAAAACGTTATCAAAAAAATGACGTTCAAGTTCCGAAGGGACCAAAAGAAACTGAGGAATATCTAAAAATAATACCAAAACCAGTTGGATACAGACTTTTAGTAAGACCTTATGAGGGTAAAGAAAAAACTGAAGGTGGTGTATACATATCTGATACAACAAGAGATAACATACAAATGACTACTGTAGTAGGTTTAGTTATTAAAATGGGTGATCTGTGTTACAAAGATAAAGATAAGTTTCCAACAGGACCTTGGTGTAAAGAGGGACAGTTTGTTGTATATGGACGATATTCTGGAGCTCGATTTAAAACTAAGTACGGAGAACATCGTATATTAAATGATGATGAAATCATCGGTACTATTGCTAAACCCGAGGACATCCTCGCATTATTCTAAGGAGTAATTATGTCAGTAAATGAAAATGTAGAGTTAGACACTGATGGTTTACAAGATCAAAAACTAGCAGTGCCAGAGCAACCTAAAGAAGAAAAACTAGAACAAGTTGAAGTTGATTTAGGTTATACTGATCACAGTAAAAACGAAACAAAAACAAAATTAGTAGAAAAAGAAGAAACTGAAAAAGACAACTTATCTGATGTATCAGATAATGTGCAAAAAAGAATTGATAAACTTACTAGAAAATTTAGGGAGGCTGAAAGAAGAGAAAAAGCTGCTTTAGATTATGCAAAAGGTTTACAAAATAAATATGCTGGTCTTGAAAAAAATTCAAAAGCACAAGAAAAAACTTATATTGATGAGTTTGACGCAAGAGTAGATGCACAAAGAGAACAAGTAAAAGCAAAATTAAAAACAGCGATAGAAGACAACAACACTGATAAAATTATGGAAGCTAATGATGAGCTTACTCGTTTAGCAGTAGAAAAAGAAAAAGCAAGAATCAAAAAAACAGAGATTGAAGCAGAAACAAAACAAGAGCCTCAACAACAACCTCAGCAGGTACAGCAACCTGCCCCTAGACCCTCAGCTGCTGCTGAAGCTTGGGCACAAAAAAATGAATGGTTTGGTAACGATAGAGTTATGACATCAGCAGCTTATGCCATACATGAAGATTTAGTGACACAGGGGTTTGACCCAGAGTCATCTGAGTACTATAATGAAATTGACAAAAGTATGCAGGAAAATTTTCCTCATAAATTTGCTAGTGAAAAGAAGCCCGTTCAAACTGTTGCTTCAGCTGGAAGAAAACAAGAAGGACGCAGAACAGTGACTCTCACCAAGTCACAGCAAGCAATTGCAAAAAAATTAGGGGTGCCACTAGAAGAATACGCTAAATACGTGAAGGAGTAAAAATATGATAAAAGCAGAAAATAATAGAACCTCACGCGCGTCGCAAGAAAGAAAAGAAAGAACGAAAACTTGGACGCCTCCATCAAGTCTGGACGCACCTCCTGCACCGAAAGGATTTGTACACAGATGGATTAGAACCGAAGTAATGGGTCAAGAGGATACAGGTAATGTATCTAAAAAACTCAGAGAAGGTTGGGATTTTGTAAGAGCCGAAGAAGTTAAAAATACTTTAGGTGATCACGATTATCCAGTAATTCATAAAGGACAATATCAGGGGTTAATAGGGGTTGGTGGCCTTGTGTTGGCAAGGATACCTGAAGAAATGGTCGAGCAACGCAGGAAGTATTTTCAAAATATTACTTCTGACCAAGTTAAAGCCGTTGATAACGATATTCTAAGGGAACAACGACCAGAGATGCCTGTCAATATTGACAGACAATCTCGTGTAACTTTTGGTGGTGGTCGTAAGTCCTAGACTAAAGACAACTGCCGTATTTGTTTAACAAGCCTATTTTTTTACAAGGAGGTAAAACATGGCAAACGTAAGTGAAAAATTTGGTCTTAGACCATACAAGACACTTGGCGGGCATTCATGGAACAACCAACAGAATAGGTACACTATATCAAACAACTACGGAACAGCAATTTTCCAAGGCGATTTAGTGATACCTGCAACTGATGGTGACATCGAAAGACATACTGCTGGAAACGGACAAGCTGTTTTAGGTGTGTTTAACGGATGTTTCTATACTGATCCGACAACTAAAAAACCAACATTTAGTAATTATTATCCAGGTAATATTGCTGCTGACGATATTGTTGCTAATGTTATAGATGATCCACAAACTTTATTTTTAATCGATGCTGATGCAGCTTTTACTAGAGCTGGTTTGTTTACTAATTATTCAGTAACAAACGTGACTGGTAATACTGACACTGGTATCTCAAAAGTACAGTTAGATGTATCAGAGGTGAGCACATCGTTTAGTTTTGCTCTAATGGCAGTAGATATTTCACAAGATGTGAATAACGAAGATACTGGCAACGCAAATGCAAACGTAATTGTTCGTATTAATAACCACTTCTATCAGCAAAATAATAAAGCTGATACTGGCGTATAAGGGGGTAAATTATGGCTATATCAAGATCACAACTCGTCAAAGAATTAGAGCCAGGTTTAAACGCTCTCTTTGGCTTAGAATACAATAGATACGAAAATGAGCATGTTGAAATATTTGCATCTGAGGCATCTGACAGAGCTTTTGAAGAAGAAGTAATGTTATCAGGTTTCGGAAGTGCTCCTGTTAAAGAAGAGGGTTCTGGTGTAACATTTGACCAAGCAACAGAATCTTTTACAGCAAGATACACTCACGAAACTATTGCGATGGCATTTGCTATAACTGAAGAAGCAATTGAAGATAATCTTTATGATAGATTAGCTGCAAGATATACAAGAGCTTTAGCAAGATCAATGTCAAATACTAAGCAAGTAAAAGCTGCTAATGTTTTAAACAATGCTTTCAACTCAAGTTTCGCAGGTGGTGATGGCGTAGAATTATGTTCTGACGCTCATCCTTTAGCTAATGGTGGTACTTTCAGAAATGAATTATCAACTGCAGCTGATTTAAGTGAAACTTCTTTAGAGCAATCATTAATTGATATTGCAGCTTTCGTAGATGAAAGAGGACTTAAAATTGCTATGCAAGGTGTTAAATTGATAATTCCAAAAGAATTACAATTTACTGCTGAGAGAATTTTAAGATCTCCACAAAGAGTCGGTACAGCTGATAATGATATTAACGCTATGGCTTCTATGGGTATGATCCCACAAGGTTATAGAGTAAATCATTATTTAACTGATACTGATGCTTTTTTCATAATGACCGATGCACCTAACGGCATGAAAATGTTTGTTAGAAGCCCAATCAAAACTGCTATTGAAGGTGACTTCGATACTGGTAATGTAAGGTTTAAGGCAAGAGAAAGATATTCTTTTGGATTTTCTGACCCAAGAGGTATATTTGGCTCACCTGGTGCAGCATAAATACATTCTCCAATGTAAACTAAAAGAGGGGGACTTACATAGTCCCCTTTTTTTATGTATAATATAATTACCAAGAATAATAATCACTGATATAGACTGGCTTGGCAGACAACCCTAGAGGACTATATCTTTAAACTAGGAGAAAAAAATGGCAGGAGTACATTTTACAGGACCAATACTTTTTGCTGGTAAAAACAACGAAAAGAAATGGTTTGAAAATTTACCAATAGATAAAAACCCAGACTATGTGGTTTACTTTGATGATTTTGACAGAATTGGGTTTGACTCAAACACTGGACATAGATGGACAGTGATAAAAGATTCTGGAGCATCTGTGGCAATAGCAGCAGATCAATTAAACGGTTTAGTAAATTTAAATTCAACAGCCACTACAGATAATGATGGAGCTTCTATCCAAAAGAATGAAATATTTCAAGTTCAAGCAAACAAAGATTTGTGGTTTGAAACAAAAGTTAGAACCTCTGATGTAACAGACACAGATTTGTGTTTTGGATTTACAGTTAACTTTACAACTAATCCAGAAGCTATGTTAACAGCAGCTGATAGAATAGTTTTTCAAAAAGATGACGGAGATGCTTCTATCTTATGTAAGACAGAAAAAGATGGTACCGAAACATCAACAGACTCTGGTATTGATATGACAAACGATACAGATGTTACTTTAAGTATTCGTTGTCAAAGCACAGGCAAAGTTGATTTTTTTGTAAATAGAAAATTAGTTGCAACACACACAGATAATATTCCAACTGATGAAATTTTAACAATAGCTGCTATGTCTTTATCAGGAAATGCTACAGGCACTAAAGTTACATCAATTGATTATATGTTCGCTGCATCTGATAGATAAGGAGATACATTATGGGTTTACAACTACAAGTTAAAACCTTTAAACCAGCAGCTGCTGCCACGGCAAGTGTTGCAGGTGCTCAAACTCTTGGAGGAGCTGGTAATATGACTTTAGTGGCAGCTGCCGCTACTGGAGCTTATGCAGGTACAAATGTGGGTTCTACTATTAGTTTGACTTCTACTGGAAATATATCTGCAAGAACATTTACTGTTACTGGTACCGATGCCTCTGGCTCTACTATTACTGAAGATATAACTGGACCTAATAACACTACTGTTACTGGTAGTGTATTCTTTTCTACTGTAACACAAATAGCAGTAGATGGAGCAGTAGGTACAAATACTTCTGCTGGTAATGGTGCAGATACAGTTGGAGCCATATTTACTGGAGCAACAAGAGTAAAAGGTGCACAAATAACAACAGGTGGAACTGTGGCAGATATAAGCTTTAAAGAATCATCTCAAACGGGCACAACTAAATTTTTCTATACTGTGGCTACAACCACAAAGGATTACATAGAGCCTTATATACCTGATGAAGGTATTTTGTTTAGAGAGGGAGCTTTCATAGATTTGCCTTCAGGTAGTGTTGTAAGTGCAACAGTATATTATGGATAGTTATACAGCAGAACTTCTTGGTTTCAAAGAGGGTGGTATGCCACCTAAAACTAAGAAATATTTTAGGTCTACAGAGTCTGGAGCAGGGATGACTAAAGCTGGTGTTGCAAAATACCGAAGAGATAATCCTGGTTCCAAACTCAAGACTGCTGTAACTGAAAAAAAACCTAGTAAGTCTAGACAAAAAAGAAGAAAGTCATATTGTTCAAGAAGTAAAGGACAAATGAAAATGCACAATATAAATTGTCAAAAGACACCTAAGAAAAGAATTTGTGCTGCTAGAAGAAGATGGAGATGTTAAATGCAATTATCGGACAATTTTTATTTAAGCGAATTTACAAAATCACAAACGGCATTAAGAAATGGTATTGACAATAATCCTAATGAAACTGCAATCGTTAATCTCGAAAATTTATGCAAGAATATTCTTCAACCAATTAGAGACTATTTTTTATTACCTGTTTATATTTCTTCAGGTTATCGCAGTCCTGACCTTAATGCGAGGATTGGTGGAAGCAGGACTTCTCAACATTGTTTAGGACAAGCAGCAGACATTGAAATTTTTGGTATTAGTAATCAAGAGTTGTCTGATTGGATAGATGATAATTGTGAATACGATCAGCTTATTTTAGAATTTCACGATGGCGTTGATCCTAATTCTGGCTGGGTTCACGTATCTTATAATGAAGAAAATAATAGAAAAAAATATATTAGAGCAGATAAAAATGAAGAAGGAAAGGTTGAGTACACATTTGTATGACAATAAGTAGAAGCCAGATGAGGAAACAAATTACTAATCCACCTAATAAAAAAAAGTTTAAAAAGAAAAAGATTAAAATTGTTTCAGGCAATAAAAAGTATTCAAAGAGCAAGTTATTTACAAAAAACAGCTAGTTCTTTATAATTTTAGTAAGAGGTTATTATGACAAAATTATGTCCAAGAGGTAAAGCAGCAGCAAAGAGAAAATTTAAGGTTTATCCCAGTGCGTATGCTAATGCTTATGCTTCAAAAATATGTGCAGGAAAAATCAAAGACCCTAGTGGTAAAAAAAGAAAAGATTGGGGTCCTAAAAGAAAAACAAAAAAAGCTAAATTAGGAGGCGAAATGAAATTTAAAGTTAAAAAAGCAGGTTTAGGAGCTATTGCTGTGGCTGATCAAGCAGGTTTAATCAAAGGAAAGGGCGCTGCACTACCAGTGTTTGGTTTGGCAGGAATGGCAAAATATATGCAAATGAATAAGAAAAAAAATAGAGTAGAAGCTCCAAAACAAGTTAATCAAGCTTCATCAAATGTTTCTAATATAGAAGCAGAAAATAAAAAAAGTATGCAAAATAAATATGGAGCTAAAGAGGGTAGAATGATTAGTACATTCCAAGGTATGGATGTTGCTGGTGGTTCAATGAAAGGTGAATATGGTATTAATGAAAGTATGGTAAATTATTATAAGGACTTAGGCATTGGCTAAGAAAGGATTAAAAGAATGGTTCTCAGAAAAATGGGTAGACATTGGTGCAAAGAAAAAAGACGGCAAGTTTCAAGAGTGTGGAAGAAAATCTGCAAAATCTTCAAGCAGAAAGTATCCAAAGTGCGTGCCACTTGCAAAAGCCACACGGATGACAAAGTCCGAAAGGGCGAGTGCTGTCAAGAGAAAAAGAGCAAAGGCACAAGGCGTAGGAGGAAAACCAACAAACGTTAAAACATTTGCTGTAAAGGGTGGATTAGCAGATTACTATAAAGGAGTAATATAATGGACGAATTTGATAAACAAGTCAGAAAAGATGCGATGGCTGGCTTTAGTAATACTAAATAGAACTACAAATAAAATTAATAAAAATTTAATTGATGATGTTATCAAACCATTAGCTGGTAAAACACCTCCTGGTAAATTAATAAGTAAACTAAGTAAAATAAAGAATAAATTTGATGATAAAGATGCTGGACTTTATGCAATAGCTGGATTGCCTGTTGTGGCTGGTGCTATTGAAACTTTTAAAAGTTTAAAAAATAGAAAATCAAAGAGACAACAAGAACTTGGTACTATAGAATATGGTTTTGATACAAAAGGTGTAGATCCAGTAAAGGATGATAATATAGGAAGATATATGGATAAAAATTTTGAAAGCGCAAGAAAAGCAAGAGTAAAAAGACGACAAGGTGGAGGTAGTACTTATAGTATACCAGGAAAAGATGCAGCTTTAGATATGTATCAATCTTTCGTTGGTCCTGACGCCGACAAATTAACTAAAGGAGAAAAGACAACACTTCTAATAGCGAAACACAGAAGAGATAGCAGACTACCTAGTAGGGAAAAAATATATGCAGATAAAAAAAGAAGAGAGTTTAAAGAAAAAATAAAAAGACGAGATATTGGAGGTAGCAGTTTTAGTATACGGGGTAAAGATGCTGCTTTAGATATGTATGATTCTTTTGTTGGTCCTGATGCTGATAAGTTATCAAGAGCAGAAAAAGCAGCACTTGTAGGTTCAAAAGCTAGATTTGATTTAGCAAATAAAAAAACCAAAAAAGATAGAAGAAGGCAACCTATAGTTGATCTTAGAAGAGAAAGGCCTAGAATGAAACGTATAGAACAACAACCAGAACAATTCACACCATACGCTGAAGACTTCAACAAAGGTGGCTTTGGTGCTTTATCTGTTAAGGCTGGTATTGATAATAATTATGACCCCACTCATGCTGATAGAATTGCAGTAGGTAAATTAAAAGAAAAAGGTAAAGGAATGAGAACTGGTGGTATTTGTAGAGGTATAGGTAAAGCTATAAAAGGCACTGGTTTTAGTGGTGTAAAGTAATGGATTTATCAAAAAAAGATATACAAAATATAAAAAAATCTGATTTTGGTAAACAACTTAGAGCTGAAAAATTAGTGTCTAAAGTAGAAGCTAAAAATTTAAAAAATATAAACAAAGTAAAAAGTCAAATTCAAGAAGATATTAACTTAGGTAAAATAAATTTAGCTAATCAAATATTAGAATCTGAAAAAAAACAAAAGCCGATGTCTAAGTTTATGAAAAGATTACCTATCATTGGAGGTATTACCGCAGCTACTGCATTGTACGGAGCAGGTAAACAGGTATATGATACAATAAAAGGAGTAAATAAAAAAAGTGTCGGTGGTATGGCAATTAAAGGTTTTAAAAAAAATACACCAATTTATTAATGAGTAATTATGGCAACTTCAGGAACAACAACATTCGATTTAAGTATAGACGACATCATAGAAGAAGCTTATGAGCGCTGTGCTATTCGTACAAATTCTGGAATGGATTTAAAATCGGCAAGGCGAAGTTTAAATATTCTTTTCAGCGAATGGGGAAACCGAGGCATTCATCTATGGAAAGTAGGTTTAAAAGAACAGCTATTGACTGCCGGGACAGCAACTTACGATGCACCAGGAGATGCGAACGATATATTAGAGGCTTACATAAGTACGACAACTGGGACTACTTCAACGACTAATGATGTATCTTTAACAAAAATAAGTAGAAGTGAATATGCTGCTCTACCTAATAAAGGCTCAACTGGTCAACCTAGTCAATATTATGTAGATAGACAAACGACTCCTACTATTACTTTGTATCAAACTCCTGATGCAAGTACATATACATATGTAAAATATTATTATCTAAAAAGGATTGAAGATGCAGGTAACTATACTAATCAAGCTGATGTGGTCTTTAGATTCATTCCGTGTATGGTGGCTGGTCTTGCCTATTACTTAAGTATGAAAAAAAACCCACAGCTTACACAGCAAAGTAAACTTATATATGAAGATGAATTATCAAGAGCATTAAATGAAGATGGTCAAAGAACTTCTGTTTATATAACCCCACAAACTTATTTTCCACAAGGTGCATAATGGCTTACGCAAGAGGTAAATATGCAAAAGCAATATCAGATAGATCAGGTATGGCTTTTCCTTATAAAGAAATGGTCAAAGAGTGGAATGGTTCTTTTGTTCATAGATCTGAGTATGAAGCTAAACATCCTCAAATAAGAAGGAAACATATTAAAGCTGATGCTATTGCTTTAGCAAACGCAAGGCCTAGACCAAAAGATGATAACAAAGAATTTCTTTTGTATATTACGAGTGGTTTTTTTGTAAACAATGGCGACTCTGGTATTAATAGTGGTGCAAGTATGAGAGTTTCAGATAGTAATAATATTTTAGGAACAAAACTTACAGCCGTAGAAGTAACTACCTCTGTGGGTTCAACAACTGTGGTGATCACATGACAATAACACATGCAAATTTTTTAACACAGGTAAGGAACTATACAGAAGTAGACTCCAACGTTTTATCTGATACTTTACTTGATCAATTTATTAGGAACACAGAATTAGATATTGCTGGCAAAGTTGATTACGATGATATAAGAAAGTATGTCACAGGATCAACTGGCACTCAAAAATATCTAAACGTACCTGATGATTGTATTATAGTGCGCTCAATACAAGTTATAAGTAATAGCACAAGAGATTTTTTACAAAAAAGAGATACTTCTTTTATAGCTGAATTTAATCCTACAGATTCAACAGGCTTACCTAAATATTATGCAAACTGGGATGATAAAAATATACTGTTTGCTCCAATACCAGATCAAAACTATGATGTACAATTAAATTACATCAAAGACCCAGAGCACTTCACATCCACTCAAGAAACTTTTTTATCTAAACATCAAGAAAATTTATTGTTATATGGAGTTCTTGTTGAATGTTTTAGTTATTTAAAAGGTCCTATGGATATGTACAAACTGTATCAAAGTAAGTATAATGAAGAGACACAAGCGTTTATGATGCAACAAACTGGTAGACGTAGACGTGGTGAGTATGAAGACGGAGTGATGAGAGTGCCAATACCCTCTCCATCACCATAATTTAAAAGGAGAAAAAATATGGCAATAACAACAAGCGTAGTTTGTAATGTATTTAAGACAGATGTGTTAAAAGGAGTGCACAATTTTACAGCAGCACCAACTGGTAACTCATTTAAGTTAAGTATGTATACATCAAGTGCAACTCTTGGTAAGTCAACAACATCTTATACATCTGATAATGAAGTAAGTTCACCATCTGGTTATACTGCAACTGGAAAAGCATTAGTATCATCTACTCCAGTTTTAAGCACTGACACAGCAGTATGTGACTTTGCTGATTTAACATTTGTAGGAGTTTCACTTACAGCAAGAGGAGCTTTGATCTATAATGATTCAGCTACTGGTGATCCAGCAGTTGCAGTTTTAGATTTTGGTGGTGACAAGACAGCTACTTCAGGTACATTTACAATACAGTTTCCTACTGCTAATGCTTCAGATGCTATCATAAGAATAGCTTAAAATAGGAGTGCATCGTGACTACTAGAACTTTTACAGTTACAGTAGTAAATGTTAGTGGGTATAATAAATACTTTATTGACGGAGTACAACAACCAACTCTCACACTAGCTGAGGGTGGCACCTATGTATTTAACTGGTCGGCAGCAACAGGTCATCCTGTTAGATTTTCTACTACTTCTAACGGCACACATAGTGGAGGAACTGAGTACACCACAGGTGTTACAAAGGATGATGGTAATTATCTTACAACAATACAAGTAGCAGATTCTGCTCCAACTTTATATTATTACTGTCAATACCATTCAGGAATGGGTGGTCAAATCAATACAGAACTAGCAACGACTTGGGGATTATTACCTTGGGGTAATGGAGCTTGGGGAGATCAAAATGATACATCTGTAACAGTTACTGGTGTTGCTTCAACTACTGCCATAGGAACACCTACTATTGATGCACAGATCGGTTTAGGATGGGGTAGAAATGAATGGGGTAATGGAGCTTGGGGTGTTGTTTATTCTGTTATACCAACTGGAGTTTCAGCAACAAGTGCAGTAGGAACAGTAAGTCCTAAAGCAGACGTAAGTGTATCGGTTACAGGTGTTGCAACAACTAGTGCAGTTGGGTCAACTACTTTTACTGCTACTGTTGATATTACAGCAACTGGAGTATCTTCTACTTCTGCTGTTGGTACAATTACAGCTTTAGGAACAAGTGATGTCATAGCTCAAGGATTGTCGGTTACCAGTAGTACAGGTACAGTTATTATTGCACCTTTGACAATTGCTGATGCTACTGGAGTGAGTGCAACTTCTTCTGTTGGTACTGCTACTATTTCTTTTGATAGTTTGATTGCAGTAACTGGTGTATCTACTACGAGTGCAGTAGGATCAATCACACCTATTTCAACTTATTCTGTGACTGGTGTTTCTGTTACATCATCAGCTGGTACTCCAACTGAGGTAACTGGCACTGGAATTGTTGATGATGTCACTGGAGTAGTGTTGACTGCTTCAACTTCTGCACCTATAATAGTTGTGTGGTCAGAAATAGATACTGGCACACCAATAACTTGGACTGAGATTACAACAGCGGCTTAACAAAAGGATAAAATATGGCATCTACATACTCATCAGATTTAAAACTAGAACTCATGGCAACTGGTGAAAACGCTGGTACATGGGGTGATAAAACAAATACAAATTTAAATTTAGTACAACAAGCTATAGGTGGTTTTGAACAAGTAACTGTCGGTGACGGAGCAACAGTTGCTCTTGCTATGACTGATGGTACTATATCAAACGCAAGAAATATGGTTGTTAAAGTGGCTACTGTTACCCTATCAGGAGCTACTGTTTTAACAGTGCCTGA